TTTCGATCCAACGAATCGAAACTTGTCCCGATAAGGTAATTGCTTCTGCGTTTGCTAATTTATAATATCGGAAGTATTGATTACCAATCGCACCATAGGCAGAGTTAAGAGAAATCTTCTTTGCCATCTGGATATTGTTACACCTTGCGATTTCTTTTTCAAGTTCTTTTGTTTTACTTTTTTCATACTTCTTCTTTGCAGTAATCATTCTCTTCTTGAAGATGACTCTTTCATTATACATCTTCTCCATCAGTTCTGGTAAGAATCCACGAACATCTTTACGAAACATTGCACCATTTGCACAAATTGCATTGTCCTTATACATCTCAAATGTAAGTTCCTCATTGAGTATCTTATCAACTGTTACTGATGGGTGTTTTACATCCAAAAGAGTTTCGGGTGAAATATTATATTGCATAATCAAATGTGGATATAGACTATTCAAGTCAAATGATACAACCCAATCATACTTGCCAGGTATTGGTTCTTTTACATATGCACCTGCATACTTTTCTGCTTTATCTGACCTTTCTTTTGGAGGTATAACGATGTTTCTTCTTTTCAAATAATTGTAGATGATTGTGTCCCACATTCTTACCTGATAAAACACATCTTCATAGTTGACCTTTGCATCATACGCCATTGTCAGAGCAAGTTCAATCAACTTCATCTTGTCTTCTAATCGGTCAACAAGTTCTACGTCAATGATATTATATTCTACAAACTTCTGCCAACCTTTTGTATAAAAGTCTTTGAATGTATCAAACTCTGAGTGGTCAAGTTTTTTTTGTCCAAGTTCAACACTTGCAATATAATCTAATCGGTATGATTCTTGTGCTTTGTAAGTAAACTTCTTGTACAAGTCAAGATAATCTAACTGTGATACACCTCCGATATCATATGAAATATGTCTACGACCTGCAATGTAAGTTTCACATTCTGTCACCAGACCCCAAGGTGACATTCTTTTCATTAGTTTGCCACCAAGAACTCTTTCTAATCTACGACAAACATATGGAATATCATATAACTTACTGTTCCAACCTGTGATAACTTCTGGTGTATTATCTTCAATCATCCACCAGTTTATGAATGCATTTAGAAGTTCATACTCTGTGCTGAATGACTTGTAAATTACATTCTTCTGTTTATTATTGAAGTCACCAACACCCCAAGTAATAATTTGTTTTGTTGTATAGTCTTGTATTGATATAAGAAGTATTTCTTCCGCAGCAGATTCTACATCAGGGAAACCATTCTCTGACTTTACCTCAATATCAAGAGTGACTAATTTAATCTTTTCAATATCAAACTCAACTTCCTGCTCTGGATACTTGTCTGATATGTATTGGTATATAAATCTTTCATTACCATATACGTCAAAGTTTTCGATATCAGCATACTTCTTTATAAACTCACGACAATCACGCACAGAACCAGGTTTGACAGGTTCAACTACATCTCCTGTCAGTGTTTTGTATTTACTTTTTCTTTTGGAGTTGACAAAAAGAGTTGGATAGAACTTCTCACGGGTTGCGAAGTGTTTTCCATCTTCATATCCACGAACTAAGAAGTTATCTCCAACCATTTGAACGTTGGTGTAAAACCTCATTCTTCAATTAAATTTAGATATTGTTCTAACAGTGTAGGTGTTGGAATTGCTAATGTCAAGATTTTATCAGATCCCATCATAAAAGTATTATCTCTTGTAAGATCCATCATAAAAGGCTCAAGAACAGTTTTTCCTGTTTCAGTGTTAATTACAAAAGGTTTTGTAAGTTTACAATCTGGTTGACCAATATCTTCTGCCACAATCTCATCAATCTGACTAATAATATAATGGTTATTCGTCAGTGCTATTACTCTCACTTCCATTTACTTTCTCCGAATACATTTCCTTAATACTATCTATTGGTTCGACCAATGTTATCACATGATTACCAGGTATAACAATATCTTTATCTTCAGTAAGCAATACCCAAGGTGTCAATGTAATTTGAACAGACTTATCATCATCCAAATTTTCAACAAGAAAAGGTTGGTCAATAATAACTCTATGAGGATATCTTAGCATATATCCAACGGGTTTTCCATCATCAACTAACTCTTTAATTTCTGATATTACTTGTTCTTTACTGCTCAGAATTGCCAGTTTAACAGCCATAATAAAATATTTGTTAAGTATATTATAGCATAAAAAAAGGGTTCGTCAAGAACCCTGAGTATTATATCGTGAAAACTAACTGAGTATTAGAGTTTGAAAACTAATAAAAGTTTTTTCCCCTGAATACTAACTGAGTTTTATATACTGAATACTAACTATTTTTAGTATATCATAGATAATCTTTTCTTGCATGATGCTCTGGAATTATTTTACCCAATTTAACGGTAAGAAGTCCGTCTTTAAATTCGACATCCCTGACTTTAACATCATCTGAGAGTTGCCAGGCTCTGTTGAAAGATCTCTGAGCCAGTCCTTTATGGACATACTCGGATTCTGTCTCCTTAGTTTCTTTCTTTCCTTCGATGATAAGTTTTCCATATTCAGTGTAAACCTTTAGATCTTTTTTACTAAATCCTGCAAGAGCAATCTCTAACACAGATTCAACATTATTTACATGAATAAGATTGTAAGGTGGATAGTTTGATGAATAATCGTCATTAAAAAATCGGTCAAGGTAATCATCCATACCTATGCCGTTTCTGTTGATTATTTTCATCAACTCTGGTAAGTTTGCAGAGTGATAGCGTTGTAGTGCTGTCATAGTTGTTCTCCTTTAAAAGCGAGTATAAAATGTGAACCCTTTCGGCATTCAATACTAATTATACTTTAAACCAGTTGCAAACGTGGAGGAGAACCGATTAACATAGGTTCGGGTGTCTTCCCAACTCTTAACATGGTACGTAAAACCCAACCTTTCTTTTACTGCCCTTGCTAAAGGATAGTCATTCTGTCCCTGTTCCATCATGTCCCCAAAAAAATGAACTTCATCATCAAAATTAAAAAATTTAATTATCTGACTCTTATCACTATCTGATATATCAAGTCCTGTCTGTCCTCCTATTTGAACATTTAAGTCAGAAAAATTATCATTTAATCTTGCAAGAATATCTCTTCTTTCATTTGTATTGATATCCCACTTTACATATTCATCTCTTCCGTCCATACTACCCTCACCTCTACCCAGAATACTAAAGTTTATTCCACCAGGTCGATGTTCAATATGATTTCCTGTTCTAATTGGAAAGTCACTATAATCTAACTCATCATTTAAAAAAGAAATTAGTTCATCAGATGGTTTCCAATTTGATCTGTATACACTATTTTTACCATCGTAAATATCTGATCCAGAGCAATTAAATACTCTTTTACATCGGTTGTAAATATCTAATCCAACCTGCTCAACAGTTTTTTCTTTATCACTTCCTGTAACCAAGTAAGTATCAAACTTACAACAGAATATAAGAAACTCCGCAGAGAATCCTATATCCATTTGTTTACGACTCGGTGTTAGAGTCCCATCAACATCAAAAATAAATTTTTTCATTCCCAATACTCATCTAATACTTCAAGTACGTTAGTTAAGATTCTATTTGCTGCTCCTCTTTGTCTGTCGTCCCATTCTGGGTACCACGTTTTTTCGTAGAGACCAGTTTTCATTCTCATGATTTTACCAGTCATCACGACTTTGTTAAGTCTTCCGTTCATAGTAATTTGATAATTGTAATCACAAAAGAAAAAACAATTAAGCCTCTTCTACTTTTTTCTTTTTGCTACCTATATTATACTTTGTTTCAAGTATCCAGTCACCTTTGTCTTTATATGCTAATACTTTAATTTGATTTAATGGTGCAATATCTTTAATAGTTTCAACATTTACAATAGATATCAAACCCCAATCAGCAAGAAGTTGAGCAATACGATTCCGACGCTGAACATCGTTAATAGTAAGGTTAGCGTGTTTACCATCAAGAGCAAATAATTCCTTGAAATGAACAAGATAATATCTTCCTTGTTTGTGTAATATATGGCATGATTGATATATCTTCTTTTCTTTACGAGATGCGACTCCGATACGAGTTAATGTCTCACGAACTTTTAAAAAATCATCTGGTTCACCAAGAACCACTTCGACCATTTTATCAGGTGCCCATGTTACCTCTGGGACTTGCACCACACTCATTTTGTTCCTCCAGTTTCAAACTTCGACTTAATGAAAGCAAGTTGTTCTTTAGTTAAAATAGTCAACGCTTGCTTTGCTTTTTCATTACTATAACCATAGTAACGTTTTACATGATCAATATCTTTAATCGTATCTTTACGGAGCCAAGGAGAGAATCTCTTCTTAGTTCTGAGGATATTTATAAAAAAGTCATATTGCATCTTCTTTGGTAAGAAAGAATACATATTCATCTCATTTGCA